GTGATATTGTTAAAAACTTATCTTTGCTTGGATTAACTCCAAGTGATAGATCAAAACTGGGGGTTGCTGAAGTGAAGGCTCGCGGAAAACTAGAGGAACTTCTCCAGCAAAAACATAATGCAACAAACTAATTCCTGGCCGCCGCGTTGGCTAACGCCAGTAAGCGATGCAGAAATCGCAGCAGGCGATGGGCCGCTTTATAGCCAGTTCGCAGAGGCAGTTTGTAGAGTTACTAAAGATTCAATCGCAGCACCTGCTGGTGAGTTACTAAGTCTGCGCCCTTGGCAAAAAGAATTACTTAATCACGCTTTAGCCCGAAAAGAAAATGGCAGGTTCAAACATCGAACCGCGTTAATTGGGATGGCCAGAAAGAATGGCAAATCAGCACTCGCTGCTAGCGTTGGTTTAGCAGGTTTAACTCTCGGCGGTAATGGTTCTGAAATTTACTCTTGCGCAGCCGACAGAGATCAAGCCCGAATTGTTTTCGGTACAGCCCGCAGAATGGTTGAACTCGATCCTGAACTTTCAACAATGTTTACTCTTTACAAAGATGCAATTGAGTTTAAAGATAAAGGTTCAGTTTATAGAGTTCTCTCTGCTGAAGCCTATACAAAAGAAGGATTAAACCCTTCTCCATTAGTTATCTTTGATGAGGTTCACGCCCAGCCCAATCGAGAACTATGGGATGTAATGAGCCTTGCAGGTGGTGCTAGGCAAGATTCACTTCTCTTTGGCATCACCACTGCTGGAGTTAAAACTGCAACTAGCGGACAAGATTCACTTTGCTACTCTCTTTACCAATACGGCCAGAGAATTGCTAAGGGTGAAAATGTTGATCCAAGTTTTTTCTTTGCTTGGTGGGAACCTACTAAGCCAGAAGGAGATCATCGTGATCCGCAACTTTGGCAAGAAAGTAATCCTGGCATCGGCGATATTGTTGATCTTGAGGATTTTGAATCGGCGGTATTACGCACTCCTGAAGCGGAATTTAGAACAAAGCGAATAAATTGTTTTGTTAGTACAACCACCGCTTGGTTACCAACTGGTGCTTGGGAAGCAATAGTAGATTTAGAGCGCGAGGATATTCCTGGCGAGGATGTAGTTCTAGCATTTGATGGAGCGTTCTCAAATGATTCAACTGCTTTAGTTGCTTGGTTCTTAGGTGGAGAGAAACCACATTTAAAGGTTGTTGGAATATGGGAGAAGCCGCACGATGCAGAGCAAGGTTGGTTTGTTCCAGTTGCTGAAGTTGAAAAAACTATAATAGATGTTTACCGAGATTCCAGATTCCAAGTTAGAGAAGTTGTATTCGATCCCGCAAGATGGCAACGAACCTTCATGGTGCTTGATGAGAACGGCTTACCAGTTGTTAGTTATCCAAACTCAGCGGAACGAATGGTGCCTGCAACACAAAAATTTTATGAGGCCGTCGTTAATGGATCGTTTACTCACGATGGCGATGAACGCTTGGCCCGCCACATCACAAACTGCGTTACCAAACAATCCTCAAGAGGAGTAATGGTCGCCAAGGCTTCAAGCCGTCGCAAGGTAGATGCTGCTGTTGCCTCAATCTTTGGTTATGATCGAGCCACGCAACCGCCTGAACCCAAGGCGCCACTAACTAGATATTTTACTATTCAGGTTTAGGTTTCTTTTTTAACATTGCAAATTTACATTTTTTGTGATCATTGCAGAACCAATATTCTTGCATCGGTTTCTTACTACCGAGTGTTATCCGATAACCACTATTCATATTGCTATTACACTTTGGGCATTTCATAATTACCTTCCTTAGTGATTAAGTATTTCCTAACCACTGCCTTAATTATACTTTTGACACTTTTTGCAATTACATAAATTGCAATTTATTACGCACAACAATTATAGAAATTTAAAAGACACGCCACGATTTGACAAATGATTTCAACAATAAGGGGGAGTAAATGAAAAAAATAAATGCTACTTTGGTTGTTGAAGTAGTTGGGGTTGCCTGCGTAACAACAGGCTTGGCAATACTTTCGATTCCAGTTGCACTAATTGTGCTTGGAAGTTTTTTAGTATGGATTACAGAAAAAGGTAATTAATGAATTTATCAAGAGCGTTACGCGGTGCTAGTGAGAAGCGAGCAACAAATCAATTTGTTGAGCCGCTAGTTCCAGGCCGCCCTGCATACAGTTCACCAGCAGGAGTTGTAGTTTCATCTGAAACCGCAATCCGCATGAGTACAGTTTATGCCTGCGTTCGTTTGCTCGGCGATACAATTTCATCATTGCCAATGGGTGCTTATGTTCGCAGAGGCCGCCAGCGAATTTCTTATGCCGCAGTTTATGGCGATACTCCTGCTTGGGTAAATTCACCAAATCCTGAATCAACTAGAATGGAATTTTTAGAGCAAGTTCTTGCATCTTTAAATTTGCGAGGCAATGCCTACATTCTTACAGTGCGTGATGATATGGGTGAAGTTGTTGAACTCTATTGCATCAATCCTGAATCAGTAAGAATTAAACGCGATAATCCAAATGAGCCCATTTATTATGAAGTAACCATTAAAGAATACGATCCAGCGGGCGGAGTTTATACTCAAGATTTTAACCAGAAAATAATGAGGCTTACAAAAGATGAGTTGCTACACATTCCATTATTTAAATTACCTGGTTCTTTCTATGGTTTAGGCCCAGTTGAAGCAGCAAGAATTACTATCGGCGCAGTTATGGCTGCTGATACTTATGCCGCTTCTTACTTTGGAAATGCAGCAAATCCTGGCGGCATCATTGAAGTACCTGGTGAATTAACTGAGGAGCAAGCAAGTAACATTGGCCGCGATTGGAATATCACTCACTCAGGCCCTTATCGTGCAGGCAAGATCGGTGTGCTAACAGGTGGCGCAGCATTCAAACCACTTTCACTAAATGCCCAGGATGCCCAACTCCTAGACACACGCCGCTTCGGTCTTGAGGAAATCGCCCGTCTGTTCCGCGTTCCGATCAGTTTATTAGGCCATCCAGTTGCAGGTGCAATGAGTTTTGCTAGCGTTGAAGCGCAGAACCTTTCATTTGTACAACACTCACTTCGCCCATTACTAGAAAGAATTGAGCAAGCACTTTCATCTTTGCTTCCTGAAAAAGATGGATTTGTTAAATTTAATCTTGATGCACTTCTGCGTGGTACAACTATTGAGCGCTACGATGCTTACACAAAAGGTTTGCGTGAAGGTTTCTTGAGTTTAAATGATGTTCGTGCAACTGAGGATTTATCACCATTAGGTGAGGCTGGCGATCAATACCGAGTTCCTCTACAAAACATTGATGCCGCAGATGCTAAAGATGTTGGCTTGAAGTTAAGAACTGAAATTGTTACTGCACTTATTCAGGTTGGCTTTGATCCAGCAGCCGTTAATGCTGCAATTGGTTTGCCTAAGATGAAGCACACTGGAGTTCCAAGTAGCCAGTTGCAACAGGTTGCATCAATTGATCCAACCGATCCAAGTGCAGTTTATGAGGTTAAGAGCCGACAAATGCGCAACGATAATCAACAAACAATTGTTAATGTGCCAGAGCCAACTGTAAATGTGGCTGCACCTAATGTAACTGTTGAGCCAATGGTAATGATGGAATCACCAGAGGTTAATGTTGCTGCTCCTAATGTAAATGTTGAAGCGCCTAATGTTCAGGTAACAAATAACATTGAACAAAAGCGAGTTCGCAAGAAAGTTAAACGCGATAAAGAAGGTCGCATCGATGAAATTATCGAGGAGTTTATAGAGGGGAATGAGTAATGGCAACTGGATTAAGCAATTACTTAGCCAATAAGTTTCTTGATGCAGTAGGCAATGCAACCGCTTATTCAGCCGCTAATGTTTATGTAAAACTACATATTGGCGATCCAGGTTCAGCAGGAACTGCAAACCCTGCTACTGAAACAACTCGCAAATCAGTTTCTTTTGGCGCTGCCGCTACTGGCGGATTAACTTCTGATGCTGATATAAGTTGGAGCAATATTGCAGGTTCTGAGGATGCCACATTCTTTACTGTTTGGGATAATCTAACCGCAGGCAACTTTCTATTCTCAGGAACTGTTGCAGGTAATGCCTACACTGCTGGAGATACCTTTACAATCCCAAGTGGTTCATTAACAGTTTCACTAACTTTAGCGAGTTAGTAAATGGCTCAGTTTGTCTTAGATTCATCTGAGTTAGATGTTGATGTTCTAGGGCCGATCACCTTCGCAACGGCAACGGCAAATCTAGGTTCATCCACTGCCAGCGCCACTGCGCAAATAACAAATGTAGTTTCAGCAACTGCCACTTTAGGTGGGCTTGCTGCCAGTGTAGTTATATCAAGTGGTGAGGTAATTCAAAGTCAGGCTGGCTTGCCAAATTACATTCAACCAAATTTCCCTGAAATTATTGAGCCTGTAAAAATAACAGTTTCAATAAAGACCGCAACTGCTAAAACAAAACTTGGCACCATCTCCAGCAAATCAACATCTCAAATTGATTTTTCAATACTTGATGATGATGCCGAAGTTTTACTTCTAGTTTAGGAATCCATGCCATATTTAATATCTGATAAGCAAAGCGATTGCGCTGGTTGGGCAACTGTAAAAGAGGAATCTGATGGTTCTTATACAACCATTGGTTGCCACACATCTAAGCAAGATGCGATAGATCAGATGGTTGCAGTTTCAATTGCAGAGGATATGGAGCCAGGCGGAGAAGTAAATACTCGCGCCGTTGATTTAAGTGTTCCTTCATTTATTCAAGATAACGCAAAGCGTGGCTTGAAATATTATGAGGAAGGTTTTGGGGGCGATGGTTTAGTGCCTGCCACCATCGCAGCAGCAAGAGATATGGCTGCTGGGAATATAACAGAACCAAAAGTTAGAAAGATGGCACCTTGGTTTGCCCGCCATCAAGTAGATGGTAAAGCGCCATCAAATAATGATCCATCCGATCCAGGTTATCCAGGAGCAGGCTTAGTTGCTTGGCTTCTTTGGGGTGGGGATAGCAATTTTTCAGATAGAGCGCAAAATTGGGCGCAACGCAAAATTGATGCTCTGAATGCAGAAGCAGATTCAAGGAGAGAAATGAAAAAGATTGAACGCCGCACTTATACAGTTAAAGATGTTCAAGCAAGATCAGCCGAGGATGGCACAATGCGCCTTAGCGGTTATGCAGCAGTTTTTAACGAATCAAGTGTTCCGCTACCATTTAAAGAATCAATTGCACCAGGAGCGTTTCGCAAAACATTAAGCGAAACTCCAGATGTGCGCTTACTTATTAACCACGAAGGATTGCCTTTAGCAAGAACTAAAAATGGCACACTCAAATTAACTGAGGATGAGCGTGGATTATTAATAGATGCAGAGTTAGCGGATACAACAGAAGGCCGCGATATTTACAAACTAGTTGAGCGTGGCGATGTAGATCAAATGAGTTTTGCATTCCGAGTTATTCGCCAAAAGTGGAGCGAGGATCGTAGCCGTAGAGTTCTAACTGAGGTTTCTCTCTCTGATGGCGATGTATCAGTTGTTACTTATCCAGCCTATCCAACTACAAAGGTTGAGGCTAGAGAACAACTAAAAGAAACATTAACTGCAATTAAAGAAGGTCGCGAAGTAACTGGTGATTCATTAGTTGCACTAAAAGCAGCCTTACAACAAATTTCTGAAGGTTATGATTATATTGAGGAAGTTAAATCAGCCCTTGAAATGATGGTTGGCAACTCTGAGGTTGATGATGAAATTGAGGATGAGGTTGAAACTGATTCCCGCGCCGTAGATGTAGTTGGCGATTTTGTCGAATGGGATTCAAGTGGCGGAACTGCAAGAGGCAGAATCGAACATGTAATGCGCCAAGGAGTTCTTGGAATTCCTGATACTGATTTTAGTATTGAGGCCGAGGAAGGCGATCCAGCAATTCTAATTAGAGTTTATAGAGAATTGCGTGATGGTTATGTAGCAACTGAAACTTTGGTTGGGCATAAATCAAGTGAACTTCGCAGCATCCCACCTCTTAAAGAACCATCAGATGAGGCAAGCCGTAAGATTTCATTACGCTTAGCCAAAGCAATAATAAATACCACAAAATAAATTTCTGTTGTAAAAGTACAGCAGATGAAGTCGGAGCGAACTGCGCACCCTTTAGCGCCGCGCAAGGTATCGCCACCACCTCAAAATTCAACCAACCAAGGAGTTAAATTAATGTCTTATTTAGACAAAGTAATTGAACGCCGTGATGCAGTGAAGGCAGAGATGGATGCAGTTCTTGAGGCAGTAGCCGCAGAGAATCGCACCGATCTAACTGCTGATGAAACAACTAAGGTAGATGC